CTTCCTTCTATATATACAAACTTACGTTTCAAGTAGGACATATCAACAACGCCAAGACTCTCACACATCTCACTATCTTTGGATGCAGGTGTGATTTTCATCTTATAAAATTGCATACATTTATCAGCATAAGTCAAGTTATTGAAATAAGGCAAGAACTGTAATTTTGGAACACCAATAGCATCATCTCCATATGTATAAAGCAGGAAGTTATCAAAAAACGGATAATCTTGACATACTTCAGTGTTATACCATGCATACATGAACATTAATACGTTACGAATTGAATTATCTTCTGCCGTTCCATATTTTCCTGAAGTTTGCATTCCTGGCTTCGTAAATAAATCATTATTCATTTCAATACGAGGAAACAATATTTCAGTAAATATACCTTGAAGCATAAGAAGCGCGAACTCGTTATAACCCTTGCGTTCGGCCACTCGATATAATACAGTACTTGCGGCATGTGCAATAGGAAATGGATTAGCAACATCAAAGCCTGAATAATCTATCTCAATAACACGTACATCTTGCCATTCAACTTCTTGAAAATCACAAAATCTTTCAATAATTTCATTAGCTTTTATGAATATGTTATCACCAACACTCGAACCAATAAAATTTCCATATTGGCAAACACGAGTATATAAAGGCATTAGATAAATGCGGCTAAAAATGAGAAACTCTAACGGAGTCATATAAAACAAACGAGTCGCTCCACTCAAACATTTTTGCATCAATCTTGCTTCATCTTTAGCTTGAGATTTGACAATAATATTACAAGTAACACGATTTTCATAACACCATCTTATATTACGTATCTTATCTTGTAATTCAGGAGTCATTCCTCGTATACATTTTTCCTCATCTATCATGGGCAAATATTTCTCTTTTAGCCCAGGAAAACCATACCCAGCACTACGAGAAACATTCACACGTCGCGAATAATCATCTTCAAACACACCATTAATAGCCTCTTCAATAGTCAAAGGATGCAAATCATCATCAAAATACTGACATATGCGTTCTGTATATTCTTCAATACATCGTTCCAAAACTATCTCATCTAAACATGGAGGATCATTGTTCATTTTGCGCAATGCATTGTTGTATAAAGAAATATACTCTCCATTACGCGTGATAGGCATCATCATAGGTTTACCATAAACTTCTGTTCGCTGAAATCCAAAATTTTCTAAAAAGAACTGAGATACATTATAAGAAGTTCTCTCCAATCGAGATTTTTTCTTGATTAAAGTGGGTCCCATCAACTTTCCAAAGTAAGTCAAATTACCAAAATATTCAAAACAAAATGGTGACTTAGAAATTGGCATAGCAAGAGGTGGAAAATCACCTTCAGAAAATAATGGCATAAGCACAGAATTCTGATCAAGCAATTTACACGCTGAAATAAGTTCTTCTTTTGTAAAGACGGAAGCTATACAATATAAAGAACCTGAATCCCCTCCTGAGTGAAAACCTAAAATTTGTGTGCCTGACTGATTGATTTGTCCAACTACAGGAAAACCGCAATCACCGTTGGCATGATTAACATAATATGATAAGTAACGATTTATAACTATGTTACTATCAAGTGTAGAATCTTTCATCTCAATTGTTTTATCATTAACAGTGATAGTAACGTTTACACCTTTCACTGCGCCATCAAATGGGG